CTCCTTTCCCGGCCTCAACAACATTGTCGAAACGGCCAAGAGGCACTGGGCCGTCTACTCTACAGAAAAAAAGCAGAAGACCACCTCGGTGGCCATTATGGCCAGGGCCGCCGGGCTGGAGCCGGTCACTGGCAAGTGCGTTGTGCGCTGCCTGTGGTTTGAAAAGGACAAAAGGCGTGATCCAGACAACATCCGCGTCGGCATCAAGTATATTCTCGACGGTCTGGTCGAGGCCGGCGTCCTGCCCACCGACGGCTGGAAATGCATCACCGGCCTGGAAGATCGCTTCCATGTCGATAAGGAACGTCCCCGAGTAGAGATCGAAATCATCGAGGAGCCATGAACTATACCGAACAGACCTGGCCGTCAGACCGCTGGCCCAACTTCTCTTTCAACGAGGCCAAGTGCAGCCATACCGGCAGATGCGACATCAACAACGGCTTCATGGATCAATTGCAGGAGCTGCGCCGACGCTATGACCGCCCCATCACCGTGACCTCGCTCTACAGGCACGTCACCCACCCTGTTGAGGAAGCCAAGGAACAACCCGGTGCCCATACCACCGGCAAGGCCGTGGACATCGCCGTGTCCCATGCGGAAGCCCATACCGTGCTGCGCCTGGCGATGAATATGGGCGTGTTCCTGGGCGTCGGCGTCAAGCAGAAAGGCACAGGGCGCTTCCTGCATCTCGATGTGCTACGCAACGAAGAGGTGTCCTACATCCCCCGGCCGAGACTCTGGAGCTATTAGGTCCGGTTCACCCCGTTCCGCTTCCTGCGAAGTCTCCGCAGCACCGACGCTCTGCGCCGGGATCTTCTCCGGCCCAGAGTTGCCTGTAGCCAGTTTCTGATCCTCCGTAGCCTGTGCCATCTGCGTTCACCGCTGCTACTTCCCGTGATCGCCCCCGGCGTGGGCTTTGGCCGCGTCCACCAGCGCCTGGCAGATGATGTAGATCATCAGAGGAACTCCCTGATAATCCGTCCCCGCAGCCGCCCCCTCGGCCAGCACCGCTGCGCCGACCTTCTTGCTCACAGCAGACTTCAGACGTTCGACAACGAAACTACCCAAGTGTCCCATTTTTATCATCCTCTGTTTCGGTTACCACCTCAAGCTCCGGCTGGCTGTCCTTCAGCCCCTGCAGCACCTCCAATTTGCCCGCGATACGCTGAATCACCGGGTCTGCCATAGCGAGTTGATTTAGACGAGCGTTCTGTTCCTGCTGCAGCTTGTTGATTTGTTCCTGCACGTCAATCACTGTCAATCCTTTCGTGGTGCGTCATTAACCGGCCCTGCTGCCCAGAGCGCCCTTGATCTCGGCCAGGATCAGGTTGCCGTCCTGCTGGGCCTCGATCATCTGATCCATCTTGCCCTCCAGGCGTTCAAATGAACCCCCTCCGTCCTGCCGGCCGAAGAGGCGGTATAGCGTATAGCCGACAATCCCTGTCCCGGCCCCGCCGCCACCCAACCCCATCATCAGGTCTGCCGTGCTTGTCGGATCAGTCGTCATTTCTTACGCCCACCGATCCAGACGAAAAACGAGGTGATCATCGCCATGATGCCGGCGTCAACGGGATCGAGGTGGAGGAAATCATATAAAAACGGATCTTCATAGCGCATGATCTCCCAGAGCCAGTCCAGTACTTCTTTCGTGCCAGAGGCAGCGACACCCAACCCGGCGGCACTGCCAATACCGGTTTTTGCTTCTTTCGTCAATCTACGCTTGCCATCTAATTATCGGGATGAGATAATTTATACGCCGTTGCAAAACAATACGTGCTGATCCACATCAAGATTCCGAAAACCGCTTCATGATTCCACCACTCCATCCACCTATAGCCGCCCGGAAAACCGATCACCTTCCAGGTTTCGTATAGCAGTGTGACCGCGACCGCCGCCATCCCGCTCCATAGCCCCGCGCTTTTTGCGGAGTCGGCGGCTTGCTGTTTTTTGGTCAGCGTGACGGCGATCTCTTCAGCCGCCGCCGTTTTGGTGATGTTTTCCTCTAACTCCCGACGGTCACCCCGGTGGCTTGTCCGTGCCAGGCGCAGCGCGGCGCTGGTTTCGTCTAACTGTTTAACCAGTGTATCATAATGCCCACGTAACTCCCCAAAAGACGCTACCTCCGCAGCCCTGCGTGGTGTTTTTCTGTTGTTCATCTCCGATCTGCTCTTGGATCTTTTCGGGATTCATTATTCCTCTGCCCACGTAATTGAAGCTGCGGTCAAGTCAGTCTTGAGTTTGGCATACAACTGCTGATGGATGTTGGCAGCGATATTTACGCCGGTTGCCTTGACGCGATCTACCCGTGGGCAGACCAACGTCTGGCCGATTAACCGTCCATCGGTCACTCTGGCGGCTTCAGCAGCATCTTTATATACCGCCAGATCAGCACAAGCGTAGAACGTGCCGTCACTGCGATCCTTCTTTATCACATCGACCACACCGATGCGGACATAGCACCCTGCGGCCACATAATCCCCTTGCAGGGGTACACTTACGATGAGTGCCATGTCAGTTCTCCAACAGGTTCAGCCGTGAGGCCAGTTCAATATTTGTCTGGCGAAGTTCGTTCAGTTCCTCTTTTAGTTCTACATCCCGGCAGTAGCTCTGCCATGCCTGACCTATGAGAGCGCGTTGCGTTTGAGCGCCATTTACCAGCCCACGATGCCCCTCGGCTTCTTCTTCTGGCGAACAATATCCAAGGAGTTCGGCATCAATAAGATCCTGTTTATGATACTTCACCAGATGATCAAATCGACTGCGAACAACCGTAGCAGGATCAGACGTTTCAATAGCCATCGCACGGAGAAGAGTGGCATCTTCAAAAAGGTCAAAAGCTCCTCCGTCAGCACCGTTGTAATGGAAGTCTCCGTCCTCGTCGATTACAAACAACGCTGGGTTTGCTGATGAAACCCTTGCTGAGAAAACAAAGCAGTTGCCATTAGCCGCTACGGCTACATTTGCATTAGCTCCATCGTGCTGTGTAGTATACCAATGATGTAAACCTAAAGCTGATGTGCTTTTTGCAGTATCTGCTTGACCACCCTGAGAAATACTGACGTTAACGGTTGCTAACGACGCGGAGTTCTCTCCGGTAGCAGTCAGGACAACGCCGCCCAAAGTATTACTCGCCTTTTGGATGAAAAAGTAGTCATCCGTTTCCTGGGTATCCCAATATCCGTTCGTCGTATGGCCCGTTCCAATATCAGATGATTTACAGACCAAAATCTTATCATCAGCCACTCCCTGATTGATCGTCAGGCCGGTGGTCATTTGGCCGTTGACGGTTTCGTTGATGCCTATAAGGCCAGAATGCGCCATTGTCATCAAAGTTCTTGAGTCAGTATCGTTGTAAAAATACAGGTGATTGGTGTTGTTGTGGATCGTGACATCGTCCGCGCTACCCGACGTATCCACGAAATACAGCGTTGGGAGAGTGCCTTCTATCGTCAACGCAGGAGCTGATGTAAAAGTGCCCGGTGTGGAAGTCCCACCGATGAGAAGGTTGCCACCAAGAGCAGCACTAAATGTCTTTGCCCCACTAAATGTTTGAGTACCAGATAAATGAGCAGTGTCATCATCAAGATATGCGCTGGCAACTTTAGTGCCTTGCCATACGCCAGTACCTATAGTGCCTGTAGTGACGATACTGCTACTACCTGCAACGACGCCATAGATAGACCCGATGGCCGTACCGCCAATCGTTATGGCATCTGCTTCCAAGGTGCCGTCAACATCAATATCGCCAGCCAGATCAATGTGGCCTGGGATCGTTACAACAGATGCACTTCCAGCACCAACTGTTACATCTACTTCGCCATCTGTGGTAGAGCCAGTTAAGGCTAAACCTACAGTATTATTACCGTCATTTTCAGCCACATATAATTTAATCGCACCGCACTCGTCGCCGTTGCTGGCATCAGCTACCACGCCCTCGATGCGAGCAAACTCAATATTATCTTGATTGTCGTCATCGCCATAGAAGGTAATCGTACCGCAGACATCGTTATCTGCTCCTGCAGCACCCTTGTCATTGATGAACTTCAGGTACGCGCTCGTCGCACCATTATTAGTGTTTTTCAGCGTGACAACAGGCTCGTTGGCCGACGCTGAGGTTGCCAGGATGTCGGCTGAAGCAGTGATCGTTGAGGCTGACAACGCCAGCACCTCTGCTGTCTCAACAGTGAAAGCCATGTCGGTGCCATGGGTGTAGACAATCGACCCTGCGTCGTTGTCATTTACATCTCCAAAATAGATAGAATTTGTCGTAGAGGCCCCTGAAAGGAACGACATCCCAGGATTGGCAGTGCCTTCAATGACAAAGTCGTTGCCACTGGCATGGGCCGTTACCGATCCGGCGCTGGCCACATGGACATGCAACTTGCCGTCACCACCCCCGGCCGCAAGCCCTGATCCGGTGACCAGTGAGCCGAACAGATAGTCGTCGGTCTGGTTCAGGTTGTCGTTGTTGAGGGTATTGTCGTTGACGCCTGTGAGTATCCCATTGAACTCGGCATTCAAATCAGCTGCCGTCAATGTCTCGTTGGCGTTCCAGGTCTTCGTTCTGCTGATATTAGGCATGGCTTTTCCTTAATCTGCTGCGGTAGGCATACCAATACCGCCGATGGTTTTCATAAATGTACTGGCTCTGGGAGCTACATCTTCTTCCTGTTCAATAGGTATTTGCTCCAGTCTCTGCAAAACCTGCTCAATGGTTGCTCCCTCCTGCACCCACTGGGAAACAGGAATACCCCGACGAGAAGCATTTGCCATTTTCGATCTCACTTTACCAAACAAGTCTTTTACTTGTTGCCTCTTTATCGGATCTTGCAGATCTAACACCAGTCTCTGCGCTAACTTTGGACTAAACACAACAGTGGATGCCAGCCCGCCAATGACCGCAATGGGCCAGCTAAAAACAAGACTTGCGGCAGCGCCTACTCCTCCTGCCCCCATCGCCATCGCTGGCGCTCGCAACAAAGAACCCGTACCCCCCCCAATTTGCCTGACAGCAGCCGAATGGGCTATAAGGGATTGAGCCAGCCCATGCTGAGTTTTCACGCCTGCAGCCATAGAAGAGATAGGCACCCCTGATTCATTCTCAAGTTTTAGTAGCAGCTCATAGGCAAATTCATCAGCGTCGTCAAGCGAACTGAGTATCGTATATAGTACTCTACCTCGGTCTACATTTTTAAGAACACCAGTCTCCGAGATCATGCCAGATTCAATCCCGAATTCTGTCTCAAGCGACTTCAATATGTTGATATCAACTTCATACTGATGTGTAGCCGTATCGTACACCTCGCCCAGTTGATCTGACAGCGTCTTGCGAATTTCCTGTCGCAGGCCGATCAAGGCACGGTTGGCTTGCTTGCCTACCTCTGTATCGGTGATGCCGATGGCATCATCAATTTCCCACATGAACCTCTGCAAGGCCCCCACGGTAGTAGGTGGGGCATTGACAAGACGCTGGTGAAAAGATCTTACCATCTCCCGGCCCCGGCCCTCAGAAGCTATCTGTGTTGCCCTTGGATGTGGAAATTGCTCAAAAGACACATCGGCCTCACCCGTACGGCCACGCGCCCGAAGTTGCTTTGGCCCCTGGCCTGTCTCTCTGAACTGGGTGCTTTCGGGGAACTCTTTCATCAGATCCTCTGCGGCACCCTTAAACAAACCAGAAGGCGTAGTCGCTCGTTGCGAGGATATCTGACTTAGTTCCGGCTCCAGAATTTCTACGGCCCATTCATTGCCAACTATGCCATTAAACTCTTTTCGCAGGTTTTGCACTGCCGCTTTTTTCAGAGACTCCAAGGCCCCCTCTTCAACGCCAGTTTGCATGTGCGGAGCCAGGGCTTCTTTCGCCTCGGTCTGGAACTCGTCGCTTTTCTTTTTTACCTCATCTACAGCACCAAGCGTGTTTCGCACCAGATCGTCTTGCCGACTCAACTTTGGAACGTCTAATCGACCTCTCGTTTCCATAACCGGACCAGAGAACTCCTTGACAATTCGACTTTCCCCACGCTCCGGTGCTGTGTTAATAATTCTCTGTGTTCGCCGCGAAGTAGCGGTAGTGAAGTCCAATACGTTCATCCGCGCACTGTAACCTGCATCTTTCATAAATCGTCCTGGACTTCTGCCCCCAACCAAGGGCCAATCTTCTGGAATTTTTGCATCGGCCAACTTTTTCGCCCCCTCCCAGCCACGTCGTGCGCCTTCCTTCGTCAGTCCCGCAAGGGCTTTGAACGTCGGCCTGGCTGCGGCACCCACCATAGCAGAACCTGGATCTTCAAGTGCGCGTGAGGTTCTTGTAAATGCAGGAATCTTGCCGAGCCTGGTAGCCCGTAGTATTGGCGCAGCCACAGATCCAACAGTCAGGTACGGATCAAGCGGCCGGCGCTCACGCTCTTCTTCGCTGAACTGACCTGTCAGTTGGCTGGTGAAATCTTTGAAGGCAGAAATATCCGGATCGCCTTCCAGGCCCCTGAGATGGTGTTGTGCAGGCCCATACGTTGACTTTACTGCGCCTCCAGCCACATCAGCCAAATGCTTTGTTGTCTCCCAAGGAGAATTTATCACCTTAAGAAATTCCAGCGGCAGCGAAGCCATATTACGCAGGAGATTGGAGTGTTTGGCACCCTTTCGCGCAACAGACAAAACCCTATCGGCCTCTGTCATGGTGCGAGGATCTTCATTGCCCCGAGGGGGAACGTCCATCGGCTGCAAGGCCCGTAGGGGCCGATTCAAGTCCGGGCCAACAAACAGTAGGGGGTCTTGGTCCGACAGTCTCTCCTCTGCGGACTCCTCCCGTTCTGCGTCCCTATCTAACCTGGCGTATTCCTCGGGAGAAAGTGCCCTAATTTCTTCGTCCGAGAGAGAACTGAGCCTATCAATTGCTGCGCCCATGATCTATCCCCCTTCTCGTATCCTTTTGGCTTTCTCGCGGGGGGTTTCTATTTTCCCATCGGTGCGCTCGCCGCCGAGAATGCCCTTTGAGATAGTCACAGCTTCTTCCTCGCCAATTTTGAATCCCGGATGTAGAAGATCCCACAGACCAATAGTAGACTGAACTTCCGACTCCACAAAATCTCGTTGGGCCTCGTGCAAGGAGGTTGCCACCTGCATCATTCCGTCGATCATGTCGTCTGGAAGGAACCCCCCCTTACCAACACGGATAAGTGCGACTTCAATGTTGGCCATTGTCGATAGGGCATCTCGATACAGTTCTATATCCTGTGAGCGCACGGTTGCCGGATCAATCAACCGCTGGAACTGGTTAACCATGGCTACCTGCGCCTCGGCACGGCCAGCCATGTCGGGGTCGGCTCGATAGTCTTGATGAAACCTTTTCATCCTGGCGAATGATGGTCCCAGACCCTGGCTTCCACTAAAGGATTTGACGCCTTCCAGGCCCATGATCGACTTACGCAAGGTGTCAGTGACACCAAATTTCTGCTTTGCATTGGCCAACGTATCACGTTGTTTTTGGCGGGAAATTTCCCTCTGGTCGTTCCAGTATTCAACTCGGGCCTTCGCGTAGGCGCCCACCTGTTCCTGGTAGGCAGACATCAGATCGAGTGCGAGAGTGGGATCATCGCCGCCAATCATGTCTTTAAGTTGGTGTTCCTCGAAAAAGGCGACTGGGTCTTCCATAAGGGCGCCTTTTCTGGTTCCAGCCATTTCCACGGCGCCGGACAAGCGCCGGGTATAACTTCGGACAAGTCGGTCGATCTTTTTGTCTGTAAACTCGATCACCGCGCGACCCTCTGCGCCCTTGCTTCGTCCCTCCGCGGCCAATGCACGCTCTTCCCTGGCAAGGTCAATTTCTCGCTTAAATACTCCCTGTTCTCTGGCGTCGTAACCCTTCAGGGCATTGCCAACCATCTCAGTGGCAATCTGAGGATTGGCAGAAACCAGTGCTTTGAAGTCGGGATCGTTTTCGAGTGCAGCCCGCACTTCACCTCTGGTCCGGCCGGCGTCAAACAGATCTCTCCCCTTCTCCATCATGGCGACCTTGTTCTGGCCGGCGGTAGGGAGGTCACCTGGCTTGAAAAACGGGGCCATGGCACGTAGGCGCTCCGACCTCGCACCCTCTTCGTCAAACTCCAGTTGCCGTGCCTTGAGCTGACCGGCAAACTCACTTTGTTCAGCAGCCTGTCGATCAGCCTGAAACTTCAAGCCAGCACCTGCCACCTGACCAGGCACTGCAGCCAATTGGGTAAGTAGAGTTGGACGAGCCTCTTCCTCCAGCCCACGCGCCCCTGCACGGCCCTTGGACAAGGCGTTGATCACATTGGCCGTGGCCTGTGAGGCCCGATTGCGCTTCTCGGTACGGGACTGATCCCTCAACCCGAGTAAGCCACTGCCTGCCTTTGACAACGCCTGCAGGATACTCAGCTTGAGATCAGGCGGTTGTACTACAGGAGCTTCTACAGCAGGTCGTTGGCCCACTGCGGAGAGGGCCTGCATGATGGCAGACCTTCCATTGCCGGCAGGTTGAGCCAGCCCTGCGGTCGGTCCCTCTACGGGAGTGGTCACAAGATCAGACGACGGGAGTTCCGGTTCTACTGCAAAGGAATCGTCCACCTCCTCGCCAAAGGTGGGCATAGTAATATCCAACTCGTCAGTCGGAGGCTGGATGGGCGTATCAAAATCAGCCGATACGGTAGGAACATCGGGCGAAACGCCAAACTCTTGAGCCGCCTGCGCGTACGCAGCCGCAGGCTCCATGCCACCCGCGATGAGTTCCTCGGCACGGGCAGCGGCCTCTGGATTCAGTTCACGAAGCCTGTTTTGCAGATTGGTCACTTCACCTGGCATTGTTACCCTCGTAATCTGCTGAACAGCCAATCAAGGAGACCCCCTTCTCCCCTGCTGGTAGCACTGCGGGGAGTCCTGGCACCAGAAGGTAGCGAAGTATTTCTTCTCCACGTCTGTCGTATTGCCATGGAAATGCTCGGATCATTGACCTGTTGCAAGGTGACCGGCTGGCCGTTAGGCCATGTCCATGCAGTTGCTCCTGAAAAGTTCGGTGCTGTCTGCCACGATCTCCACGGGCCATCTTTAGCTGTGGGTGGAGCCAGTGGGCCAAAATTTGTCCGAGTCCCCTCTTGTGTCCACGTCGAGCGGTTCGGGTTCGCGGGTGAAGGTGCCGCTACCGCTCTCGAAGCAGCACTCGGCCTTGCCGCCTGGGGGCCACCCATCGAGAATGGCCTTGCCTGCTGTGCTACCGCCTGGCTGGCATCAGGTAGAGTGGCACGTTTGGTTGACTGATCCTCACCGAGTCTGGTTAGCTTGTTTTCCATCCATTTCTGCACCAGAGGATCAGCCATAACGGAAGCAATATGGCTCTCCAGCCCCGGTTCCTGTCCTCGCCGCACGGTCTGCTGGCCTGCCATCTGCGGGTTAAGGCCCTGAAGGACATCCTGAAGACCTGCCCTCTTCTTCGCAAAATTTTGCTGTCTGCGTTGTGCAAGCGCACCGGCACCGGCATTAATGCCTGAACTGATTAGTGTCAGTAATGCCCCTGCTGTAACTGGTTCCATAATTATCTCCTGCGATCTGTATTATTAGAGCCTGTTTCAGGGCGAGGAATCTTCAGTCCCGAGATAGTCTTTAGTCATTAATTTTAGGCCCGCGTGAAAGCACGTCTTCCAATCCTCTTCGCATCTCTGGAGGAAGCAGGGGCAGTAGCGCCCGAACCAGGTCGGTCTGACGCGGGTCTTCCGTTGTATACGGATTGAAACTTCCCTGCAGCATGGCAACAATAGTGGCCAGTAGTGCCTGGTCCTGATCCTGGCCAGCAAGGGTGCGCTGGCCATCCAGGAACCCCAGTTCCCCCGCCCGTGCCAGTTCCCTGCGCTCCAGCAGGCCGGCGATATCGGTGCCGGCTCCAATGGCTTGAGTGAAGCGTTCATCAGCCCTCTCAGCGCCCTGTCCCAACGCCGCCAGTACCGCACGGCTCTGGTCGTCGGCTCGGAGATTGGCCAGATCGATAGTCTGACCACCACGCAAGACGCCAAACCTCTGCAGCAGCTCCCGATCCTCCCGTTCGCGCAGGCGATCTTGCTCTTCCTGATCTGCGAGAATCGAGGCAGTAATCGGATCAGATCGCAGAATACCAGCAGCTTGTGCCTGTGCCCTTCTGGTGGCTTCTGCGTCGATATCGCCTTCAAATCCGTCGGCTACAAGTTCAGCCCGAATCTGCGGGATAAGTTCTGCAGTCATCTCCTGGATCTGTGAGCGAATATCGGTGAACCCAGGCCGAATGGCACCAAGCAACTCCTCAAATACGCCACCCGAGCCAGAAGGCTGTAGGCCATCGGCGGTGTCCAGTCGAGCCAGAATGTCGGCCAGCGAGTCCTCAAGGCCGGATATATCTGTGACTCCACCAGCACCCCCGCCTCCACCACGTTGGTTAATGAGATCATTAACCTTCTGTATCTCCCGAGGAAGATCTTCTGTCAGACCCTTGATCTGCCCCCCCATGCCCGGCAGGAGGGTAAGAGGGCCTAAGAGAGTTTCGATACGATCCAGACCTGGCAAGTTGATATCGACACCGGCATTTGCCAACAGATCTGGCAATCGACCAAAATCACCAGCCTGAATGCCAGCCAGTAGATCGTTCAGCGGACCCGCATCTGTAGCGTAGCCGGCAAGATCCCCAAGCGGATCAAGACCACCAAGATCCAGGCGGTCAAGGAGGGCGTTGAGCGGCCCAAGGCCCAGGCTCTCAAATTCACCACGCAGCGCATCCATATCCGGCAATAACTGGCCAGCTGTCAATGGACTGGGAGCACGATGCCTAAACTGTTCAAGTAGTTCGCCGCGGCTTGGTAGCAGATCGTCTATCGTCAGCTGCTCCGGCCTCATCGCCGTCCACGCTTCATCCATATCGATCGGCAGCAAGTCCCCTGACAGTAACTGCTGGGGCCGCATAAGATTCCACTCGTCCATCAAGTCTGTAGGCAGCATCCCCCTTGCTGTCAACGGATCAGGCCGCATCGCCGTCCACGCGTCACCCAGAATCCCCTCATCCGGCAGCAGATCGCCTGCTGTCAACGGATCAGGCCGCATCGCCGTCCACGCGTCACCCAGAATCCCCTCATCCGGCAGTAACTCGCCGGCTGTTAATCGACTGGGGGCACGATACGCGAGCTGTTCACGTAGCAGATCACGACTCGGTAGCAGATCGTCTATCGCCAGTGGACCGGGCTTACGCTCATCCCACGCTGTAGTCAGTTCCTCCTCGCCAGGCAGCAGGTCGTCCAACGTCAGCGGAGGCAACTCTCCCATCGCTGTGTCAAGCTCTGCAAGTTTGGTGCCGCCGAGGGTAAACAGCTCGTTGAGCAGTCGGGCCTGATCTAATGGACCGCCCGTAAGGCTCAGATCAGGCGGTGCAGGCAATCCACCCAGCAGCGTCTCCAGGTCTTCGCCCTGACCGAGCGCCTTTGCCAAGCCAGTCCGTTGTGCCGGGAAGCCATATCCCTCACCGCCAAAGGAGCCGCCGATAATATCATCCAACAAGCCCTGCGACCTCTGCAGGTTCCTGAATAACGCGTTGGGCACAGGAGATGCGCCCAGCACCCCAAGGTCGTCAGTGATACCGCCCAGTTGATCTTCTAAAGTGCCTACTGTGTCAACAAATCCAGTAGGGAATTTCATAATCGAGGGGGACAGTTGCTGTCGCAACTCACCAAGACGAGTGCCCTGTAAGGTGATGGCCGCGGCAAGCTCCCCAAGGCCGAGGCCGCGGAGTTTCTCCTCCAAGCCGCCTTCGCCAAAAATGTCCCGCTCGATGACATCAAGGCCAAAGTCAGCGCCGGTCAGAGGATCAATAGCGCCACGAATACCCGTGCCGATGTCACTGGCAAGGCCAGGGATATTCAGACCTGTGAGAATATCTCCACCCAGGCCACCGAGTTCGCCGAGAATCTTTGTGCTAATATCCCCTGGCAAGTCTTGAAAGAGGTCAAGAAGACCAGCTCTCAGATTCTCTTCAGGACTCAGTCCTGGTCTCGTCGTTGGAAAACCTAAGCTGAATGCAGGGCTACCGAATATCACTTCAATGTGGCGCTGAACATTGTCTTCCCGTTCCTGCAGTGCCATAAAGAACCTGGCCCGGAACTGACTCATCTGTGCGTCGGAAGGACGAGGCACATTCCTATCAGGGTAGTCGGCACGGTCGATGGAGCCGTCGCCGTTGACATCCTCGCCCTGACTGGCCAACCACGCGTCCAACTTCTGCCCTTGAACGATCATCTGCACTACAGGATCAGCGCCCAAGCTCTGGAAGACTTCGCCGGGACCAGAACCATATCGGGCACCATATTCTGCGGTGCGGAAATGCTGGTTAGTAAATTCTGTCAGATCTGGATCTGTGAAGTCGGGATTGTAGTTCGGCGTCCCCCACCCCGTCACTGGGCTTTTCCACTCCCCAGGATCAGTCCATTCAAATTCAGTGCCATCAGCAGCAGCATCACGCGCAAATTGACTGCCTGCCCCGGTAGGATCATATCCTCCCATGTCAATTTCTTCGGGCGGCAAAGCGCCTTCGTCATCGTCAACACTCACAACTGTTTCCGGCAAGGCGTCTGTGGCCTGACCGTTTGCAGCGGTAGACGTGAAGAGAGAGAATCCCTCGCCACCGGGTCCACCAGGTGTCTCAATTACGTTCCTCTCGCTGGTAGAGCCGATCTGGATGCCGTCTTGGAAAATGCCCCGAGTGCCGGGCGCCTGATAGGCAGTACCAGGTTGAGAGACGCCGGGAATAATGTCGCCAATAGAGATATTCGGATCGAACCCAAAATCCCCAAACCCACGCAACTGGTTGCTCGTAAGCCTCTGGTTACCAGACCATTGGATTTGAGAAGGATCTTTAAAAAGAAAGAAGGGACTAATAGGGGCCATCTCTAAACTCCTGCCTTAACCCTGCGCTTCTTGCCAATGTCTTTGTATACCGGATGCGTACGTCGGATACGAAATAATTCATCTCTGGAATTGTTGGTAAACTTCAGGCTGGAATGAGGATCGTATTCGCTCATGTCCAGATCCTGCGCCAGCATCCGCACCGTGCCCAGCTCTTCTTCGTCGGTCTTGCTTGAATTAAGAATGAATCCACCGCCAGCAACATTCAGCGTCCTGGTGGTACCGGATATGCCTGACGATTCCTGATTGACAGTGATGTTATAGTCTCCGGTAGCATCAAAATAGGTGCGCGAATACAGCCATCTGACCCGCTCGGCCGATCCAGACGGTGCTGGTGCCCCCGTGCGGAAATAGGCCCGAATAGCAGTGCCATCAGAGGTATCGTCATCGTCGTTGTAGGTGTTTGCAGGCGCATGATCTTCCAGTTTGCCGCCGATATCGCCTGACGAGTCCAATGTCCCGGCATGAGGCGTCTGATCAATCAACGCCGCACAGTTGCGGTCGAAGTACGCCCCCGATCCGGTGTAAGGACCGAACCAGCAGTCATGGCGATCCGAGTAGATGATGATGTGGTTCATCTCTGTCTGACCGGTGCCATAGGGCACCCAGAACCAGGCTTCTGCCTCGGCTGGATAGTACAGCGAGAAACTCTCCACCAGACGTGAGTCGTTGAGATGGGGCCAGTATCCCAGATCGAGCGCGAAGGACTTCTTCTCTACGTCATCCCCACCATCCCACTCGTAGATACCGTCCTCGCGGACCATCAACTGGCGATCTCCAGGCAGCACCACCACCGCCCTGCCATGAAGCGCGGCCCGAGAGGTGCGCTGCTGCTGCTGGTAGGGAATCTGTGAGTTGCCCGTGGGCACCATGGTGAAGATGCCGCCACTGGTATGCACCGACAGGGCGTTGCGCGTTGACACCAGGGCCGTAATACGATGACCGAACTGGTAGAATGAGGTCGCCCCCACCGTATCGATATCGGCAGTATCGCTGAACCACAGCCGGTCATAGTCGGTGCCCGTGCTGCCCCACCAGACCCGGTTGTCCCAGTGCGCCACATGATCCGCTCGGTCGAAGCGAGAGTCTACATCCACCACCGCAGCATTGCCGCTGCCAGTCCACTTGAAGGGGACATCATAGCCGTTGGTGGCAAAGAGGGTACCGCTGCCCTCGTCTGCCGCCCACTCGAAAGTATAGTCATCGCCAGCGGTGACGGTGACGCTGCCGGTGATGGGTGACCAGCCAGATGCGTATTTGTAAATGGCCGTGCCAGCAACGATGACCACATACTCGGTTGATGGCGGCACGGTGAACTGGGCGCACATGGTCAGTGTCGGGTCCAGGGAGATGTTGGCCGCCGACTTGTACGAAGCCGTGCCCAGGCGCTTCTCTACGGCACCGGCCGCCTGTATTCGAGTATTCTCCATAGCGGAAATCTCCTCGACTGCCACATCCTCTTCAGGCCGCGAGTACCACACGCCGCCCGTCCATGGACCGTACTGAATATCACCGGCACGTATCGCCATCAGCTTGCCGCCGAAAGACTGCTATCAGCCGGCACATAATTGAACCGGCCTGAGAGATCTCCTACTTCCGCTCTACGCCAGACCCGATTGCCGTAGATCGTACGGTTGGTTTCCTTGCCGTTATCAATCGCCTCGTTGTACTCAAAGCGATTCTCCCCGGCGGCCTCAGAGTCGCCCTTCTCCTGCAGATACATCTCGGTCGCACCAAAGATCACCGCCGGCTGCAAGATCTCCGGCAACCACCTGTCCAGTTCTGTAGAGTCGTTGCCTGAAGTCCAGTCCACAATAAAGCCACGATAGCGGTAGCGGATGACATCGCCCGGTGTGCTGTGATAGGGCCACATACGAACCCGGATCTTGCCCGACAGCGCGTCTACCCCATCAGCCGCCCATATCCTCGCATTGGTCTCATTGTTTCTATCTGGGTCTTCTGCGTCGATCATGTCAAGGCCGGCACCAGAGATGGTACGGCTGTTGGTTTCATCGATAAACGAATGCGGCACCAGCACGTCTGCGTCGAGGGCGTAGGTCTGGGTGACGGCGATAGACACATATGCAGCCGTGGCACTGCCGTTGGTCAGTGCCGTGTCTGACGTGGTAAACGTGCCAACGATGGTGTGTACCAGCAGGGCCGTAGGGTAGTTGGTAGGATCATAATCGTCATCTATTTTTGCCGTGGCCCCGGAACTGTTGCCGGTAATCGTGTTTCCTGCAGCAAAAGTCCCACTGATGCTCGATACCGTGATGGTCTTGGTCGTATTGAACGTGGTGGTCTTATGCAGCCACCACCACTTGCCACCAATCTCTCCTGACACCCGCTTCGCTGCCATGTTGAGATACAGCCGAGCCTGATCCTTGTACGTCGTATTGGTGGTCAACAGGCCGACGCGGTTCAGTGTCATGGTAATGGCTTGTGCAAGCGTCATGCTGCCTCAGATCAGATTTGCCCAGGCACCGTTCTCATAGCCCTGGAACTTGTTGTCTGTCTCGTTGTACACCACCATGCCATTGACTGCCGTGAGCGCATTGCGCTCGGTGGTGGTCAGCGACGTACACTGCAGGAACCCTGTAGGTGAGTCCACCTTCAGTGAATTGCATTCGACATGACCGAAAACGCCCAGTTCACCAAAGGACACAGCCTGGTTCTGTTGCCCTGCAACAACAGGGTCAGACTGGCTCTGCCGTTTGCGCGGCTCAGTCAGGG